CGTCATCTGACGGTCGCCGAGTGTCTCGAGGATCAGGCGGCTGCGCTTCTTGACCTTCGGCAGGATGGCGTCATAGCTCTCGCGCCGGGTCTCTTTGGTGATACTGTTCATCGGTTCCTCCTTCCTGAGCGACCAGCTCGACACGATCGGCCGGTGCTCTGGTGATGCTGTGGCTGTTTTTATCGAGGAGGGAGACAGAGGTGCGCCGGGTGCCGGCTGCGTCATACCAGAGGATGTACTCGGTGATCTGCTGGTATGTGATGCCGTTATACCTGACCGGCAGCTTCAGCCTCATGGCCTCCGCGATCTGTTTGCTGTCCATTGGTTTCCTCACATTCTGCCGGCGTCGGCACTTCGTTCCCCCATGAGTCCCACCCCGGAGCGGTCTCTCTGGCGAAAAGCTCGATCCGTGGCAGGTCGCCCATCAGCTCGACGATCCTGTCGCGGACTTCGTCGGGTTTCTGACTGTGCCTGCGCAGCGGGCTGAATACGAGCTGGCCCACGCTGGCGCTGATCCGCTTCGGCTTGCCTTTCACGGCCAGCAGGCAGGGCTCGGTATTGCCCCGCGTCCATCGGCCGAGGCCGAAGAAATAGCCGTTTCCGCTGCGGTTCTGTTTTACCCACTGGAAGGCGATCGACTTGTATGTAAAGCCCCACGCCTCGATCACCTTGAGGGCCTCCTTCATCATGGGGTAGGTCGCCCACATGAACAAAATGCAGTTATCAGAAGCAATACCCCCCGCGACGTTGACGGGTAACTTGCATATTTCGTCGACCGTCATGGTGGGGTAGTGCTCGGCCGCGTTCCCGTTGCAGCCCTTGTCTGAGTAGCTCCACGGGGGATCCGCGTAGATTATGTCGTATTTCTTATCCGGGAAGGGGATCATGGTGTCACCTCCTGAGTGGTTTCTGGCCCTGCTTGTCCGACGATCCCGTGCAGGAACTTGATGTAGCCAGCCGTCGCCGGCACCTCGTAGGGAGCGAGCTCGACCTGCTTGACGTACTTGCGGCCGTAGGTCTCGGCCATGTCACGCCAGACCGGCCACGGGATGCGGTAGAAGTCGCACAGGCTGAAGCTGACCAGCACGAAGGCCACGGCGCCGAGCTTGTGGTGGGCTTCGAGGTCGTCCTGCTGCTCCTGCGTGAGACGGCGCTGCTCGATGCGGTCATCGTCGGTGTGCTTTGCCTCGAAGTAGATGCTCTGGCCGCCCTTCAGGGTGCCGCCGTAGTCCGGCTGGGCCTGCTTGGTGTAGCAGGCGAGGAACTGGCCCTTGCGGTTCTTAGCCCCGAGCGGCTTCATGGGCTCCGGGGTCTTTTCGATCTTGGCGAGCCCGCGGTCGCGGTAGTATTCGCAGGAGGCCGAGATCATGTTCTCGAAGTAGTTGCCGGCTACTCTGGCCTGCTTGCCGGTGATCTGTGCCCTGATGTGGCGCTCGGCTTCGTATGGCGTCGGATCCGGGTAGCCTTCGGCGTTGGTGCGCGGGTTGTACTTAGTCAATAGGCTCACCTCCCGGCCCGATGTCGAAGTGGGCGCCCGGCTCAGCGGTGAGGCGTTTGGCAAGCTCGAGGATGATGCTGCCGTCGATCTCAATGTGGAGCGGGCCGTGGTCGAGGTGCTGATTGCAGACCGCCATCGCTCTGAAGGCCGGCAGGTGCAGCGTCACGCTGCCAGCGTCCTGCGGCTCAGGATCCGGGGCGGCAGCAGGAGCGGGCTCGACGCGGCTGATCTCCTCGAAGCCGTTCAGCACGGGGATCCCGGCAGCCTTGGCGACCTCGATCTCCCCGGCCATGCCCGCGGACGGGTGGGAGAGGCCGAAGGCCCACAGCTCGTCGCACTGGAGCACCAGCTCGCGGCCGAAGCTCAGGGCCAGCTCGCGCTCGGCCGGGATCGTGTCGTCCATGAACTGCGTGAGGTAGATGTGCGGGGCGATCGGGATGCAGCCCTTCATAGCTGCGGCCCTGCTGTATTCCTTGGCCCGCTGGATGTTGTTCTCGTAGTCCCCGCGGCACGGGGAGCAGATATAAACCTTTTTCATGATGTCCTCCTATTTCTGGCGCCAGCTTTCGCCGGTCAGGGCGATGGCTCTGCACATTTCCATCAGCCGGTCGATGGTGGCCCGGGCTGTGGTGTCGTCCCGGGTGTCTCGGGTGGTCATGCGTCGGATCAGCGTGTCGGCGTCGTAATTGGTGGTCACTATGGTCGGCAGGTATGCCTCATAGCGGCCGTTGATGATGTTGTAAATGGTCGAGATCGCCCACTCGGTCGGGGGCTCTTTTCCCATGTCGTCGATGACCAGCAGCGGCACGGTCTTGTAGATCTTCAGGACGCTGCCCTCGTCGCCTTCGCTGCTGGAGTATGTGCGCTTGATGCGCTCCAGCAGGTCGATCATGGTCATGCAGATAACCGGGCGCCCCTGAGCGATCAGGTGGTTGGCGATGGCTGCGGCGAGATGGGTCTTGCCGGTGCCCGGCGGGCCGGCGATAAACAGGCCGTTGCGGCCGGGCTCTGGCTGCCCCTGAACTGGCAGCAGCCTGTCGAAGCTGTCCGCGTAGCGCTTGGCGACGGCCGCGGCCTTCTGGTTGCTGTCCGTGATCTGGAAGGTCGAGAAGGTTCTGCGGAGGAAACGGTCGCCCATGCCGGACTCGCCGACGATGCGCTGGATCTTATCGCGGAGCTTTCGATCCTCCTCAGCTTTGCGCTCGGCTTCTTCCTCGGCCTTGCGCTCGGCCTCAGCCTTCTCGAAGGCTGCCACGGCGTCGGGGCAGGTGCAGCGCTCTGGCCCGTATGGGGCCCACCAGATGCGATCCCCGAAGGGAAAGCCCTTTGTGTAGCGCGGAGCCCCGCAGAACTCGCAGGCGACCGGCTTCGGGGTGCCCGGCAGGTCTGCCACGGCCGGATCGTTGCTGAGGATCCAGTTGGCGCCGCCGTCCCCGGCGTCAGTCGTCGAGGTCGTCTGCTGTCTTGAAGCCCTTCGAGTAGTCGCGGCCGGCGTCGGCTGCGTTGCTGCGTTCAGGATCTCCCCGATTTTCTGCATCTGTCGTCACCTCCTCGAGCTCGTTGTCCCATTGGCCGCCGTTCAGCCATGTGGCCGGGTTCGGTATGTAGCGGCCGTTGTCTCGGCGCCACTGTTCGCTCCGCTTCTGAGCGTTCACGGCTTGCATGATCTTCTCGTGCAGCTCGGTGTCCGGCCGCAGCCGTTTCCATGCCTTGAGGGCGTACTGTTTGGCGACTTTCTTCGGGTAGGCGCTCCAGAACTCTGCAAACCTGACCTCGATGGCGTCCTTTTTGCCCTCGTCAGCCCCCTCGTCAGAGGGGGAAGGGGGAGTAGTACCATCTGTACTCTTATCTACTCTACTCTGGTCTACTCTGCCTGCGGCTTTCTTGCGGCCTTTCTTCGGCTGACCGCTGGCCGTTTGTTGGTCGTCTGCGTTTTCTCCTGCGGCTGCTGCGGCAGCGTCACGCCGACGCTGCGATCGCTCTTTTTCGGCCTTCCGCTGGTCGATCAGCTTGCCGGCGTACTCGTACCAGTCGTGGATCTCGAGCTCGCCGTCCTCGTTTTCGTCGAGCCAGCCGGCCCGGATCAGCGCCGCGGCCAGCTTTTCGGCGTCTCCTTCATACTGAGCAGCCCGGGCGATCATGCGGTGAGTGATGCCGTCGAGCTTGCCTGTGGGAGCATTGTCGAGGGCCCATAGCCAGAAGGAGATCAGCAGGCCCATCATGTGCGGAGGCGAGATCTCAAGCTCGTCAGCAGCGTCGAACAGCTTGCGGTGATCTTTGAGTGTCTGATGTACTTGGATCCATGCCACGGTCGTCACCTCCTCTTTGTGGCCGCGTGTCCTTGGCTCTTAATTGGTCGGCCTTTGGTCGGCCGTCGGTCGTTCTAAAACGGGAGATCGCTGTCATCGCCGTCCACCTCCGTGAAGCCGGAGGCGTCTGCGTACCCGGGATCCGCGAAGTCGTCGCCCTGCGGCTGCGAGCCCGCGCTCTGGCCGTCTTTTTTGCTGTCGCTGAAGTTGATGTTCCTGACGGTGATCTCCGTGGCCTTGCGGCGGTTCCCGTCCTTGTCCTCATAGGTTCGGCTGGTCAGCTCTCCGTCGACGATGACGAGGCGGCCCTTGGTGAGGTACTTGCAGGCGAACTCGGCCTGCTGGCGCCACGCCACGCAGTCGATGAAATTGGTGATCCTGTTGCCGTCCTTGGTCTTGCGGCCGGTGTCGCTGGCGAGCGTGAAGCTCGTGATCGCGGTGCCGCTTGGGGTGTATCTGAGCTCAGGGGTGGCCGTGAGGCGCCCCTGAAGTCCTGTGTGGTTATACATTAGGCTTGACCTCCTTGCTGGTTATGCTGCGCCGCTGCGGCGTCGAGCGAGTTGCAGATCTCGTCGTATTCCCGACGGGTCAGGGTAGCCGGATCCTGCTTCTTATACTTCTCGAGGATCCGGGCGTCGGTGCGCTCGCGGCTCATGCCGACGGCCTCTGCCTTCTTGTAGAGGCGGCCGAGTTGCGCGTCGCTGAGTCGGCCGGAGCTCTGGCCCTGTCCCTGACGCTGCTGGCCCTGTCTGGCGGCTCCTGCGCTGCCGGAGCCCTTGCCCTGTGCGCTGAAGTCGTTGTTGTCGGGGTCGTCCTCGCCTTGGTCGACCGTGAACTTCTCGAAAAGGTAGTATTTCAGGGCGTAGGTGTGGGCTGCGCCCTTGGCCTTGGCCGGGTCGTCGTTCCAGCCGATCGAGTGGATCACGGCCTCGATGGTCTCGTCCTCGTTGTCGAGGTTCGTCCAGCGGATCGTCAGGTCGGCCTCGTAGAGGAACATGAGCTTGTCGCCGTTGCGGGTCTTGGTCTGCATGGTGATCCAGTACAGCGGGTCGCCGTTGTCCGAGTGCTTGGTGGCCGTCTCAGCGATGACGTCGAAGTCGACGCCGAGCTGGTTCATGATCGGGGTGATCTTCTCCCACACGTCGTAGATCTTGGCGTAGGAGTAGCTGACGCCGTCGCTGTGCTTCTTCTTCAGGATCTCCGGGCAGGCTTTCCTCATTTCGACGAGCTTCTGCCGGAGGGAGAGGCAGGAGGCCACGTCAGGCAGGGCCTCCGCGGTCTTGGCTGCCGCTGTGGTTTTCTTTTCTGCTGCGGTTGTCATGGTGGGCCTCCTTTACAAGTCGACCTTGAAGATGTCGGGCTGCTCCGTGACGGTGATGCCTTCGACGATCTCGCCGGTCTCGGTGATAGTGGCGACGCTGCCGACGAAGGTGATCACCTTCTTCAGCTCGCCCCACTTGGCGCTCTCCTCGGTCTTGACGTAGTCGCCGAAGCCGTTGGCCTTCAGCCACGGCACCAGCTTCGCGTCGTCCGGCGTTGCCTTGGTGCCGCCCTTTTTGAGGGTCAGGGTGCCGGAGAGGAGGCGGTATTTCTCGGTCGTCTTGGTGGTTTTGTGGGGCACGGTGCGGAAATACTCGGCGAGGCAGCTCGTCAGGTAGGATGTGCCGTTCTCGAGCCGGCGCTTGGCTGCCTCCATCTTCTCGGTGATGGCTGCGATCTGCTGGTCGGCCAGCTCCTTCAGGCGGTCGTACTCCGCACGCTCCTCGGCTATCTTGCGGACGGCCCAGTCTGCGCAGCGGTCGTCCGTGATCCTGAAGCGCGGGGCCTCCTGATCGGCGACGCTGCCGATGTCAAACTCCTCGAGCTCCTCGAGGGTGGCAGCCGGCAGGGCCTCGGCCTGCTGAGCTGCCGAGCTTTCCTCGGTAGCTGCTGCCTGCTGTTCTGCGGCGATGGCCGCGTTGGTTTTATCACTCATGGGTTGTTGCTCCTTTCTGTTGTTCTGCGGCCCTGTCGGCCGCGATCTGGCTGTATTTCGGGTCGATCTCGACGCCTATGTACCGGCGCCCCGTTTTCGCGGCTGCGGCCAGCGTGGATCCGCTGCCAGCGAAGGGGTCGAGGATCAGGGCCCCGGGTTCGGTTGTTGCTTCTATGAGGCGCTCCAGAAGCGCCACGGGCTTCTCGTTGGGGTGGATCAGGCTGGCGTTGCCGACCTTCGGGCAGGCGATGACATCGTCCGGCCGCCTCCCCGGGAAGGCGAAGCTCCCCTTTGTGGCAAAGATGACGACATCATGGCGCGGGGCGAACGACGCCTTCAGGTCTCCCATTCCGTGGGCCTGCCTGTCCCACACGATGACCGACTTGACGGTCAGGCCGGCGAGGCGCATGGCGTCAACAAAAACCTGTTGAACATCCCATCTTGAAAAACAGAGTATCCCCCCCGCGACTTCAGGACGCGTGCGGCGTCATAGATCCACCAGATGAACGGGGCCTTGTCGTTGCTGATCTTTGCGAGTCGCCGATCCTTTTCCTTGCGGCCGCTTTGGTAGTCGATGCCGTAGGGCGGGTCGGTGATGACCATGTCCACGCTTTCGGCCTCCATGTCGCGCAGGACGGTTAGGCTGTCGCCCGTGATGACTGTGTTTGTCTGGATCATGCGGTTGTGCTCCTTTCTGCGAAAAAAGTGGGAACTCTCTCTGCTGTTATAGTGACTTCCGTCCCATTCCGAATTTCCATGCCAGCGACATAGTCTGCGAGCGTTGCGGTAAACTCGCCCACCAGTCTGCGACCGTTCTCATCGTCCGTAATGTACACGCTTTTGTCCCATACGGGAGGCCGCTCTATCGACTGCCCGGGCGCAAAATACTGAACGTTAAAGTAAATCCGTTTCCCATCAATCCATTTGGAAGCGTGGATCTTGTAGCCGCCCACCCACTTGTTAATCTCCATCGGTTGCGCTCCTTTCTGCGAAAAAGCGGTGCCCGCCGACCTCGATGACGAAGATCTGGCTCTCATGCCACGCGCTCGTCACTCTGGCGGGGTTGTAGAAGTACATAACCGGCTCGTCCGTTACGGTGTCCCCATCGTCAAAAACGGCCGCCACGGCCTCCCTGACGCTGTCGGTCGGATCCGGGCGGGCCGGTGCATACTTGAACGTCACGACGGCCTCGGAGGGCTGCGTGCCGGTCTTTTCGCAGGCGTTGAGGATGCACTGTGCGACCAGCATTTGCCCCTCGAAGGACTCGCCGCCGGCTTCGGCCATGACCACGCGCTCGACGACGTCGCGCTCTGCCGCGCTCAGCTCGAAGCGTGGGGCCGGCGTCGGTTCTGCTGCCGGCGTCTGGATTGGGGTCTGCGTTTCGATGACCGGCCGCGGCGTCACCACTGTGGCCGTCCCGGGCTTGTCCGGGGTCAGCGCCCCGACCACGACGTAGATCAGGGCGGTCAGGGCGGCAGCAGCGAGCAGCAGGCAGGTGATTTGCCGGCGCAGGTACTTGGCGCGGCGCTTCTTTCGTGCTATACTGTACGACGAGCGAGATCCGACGGCTGGCTGGCCTGTTCTTCTCGCAGGGGTCGCCTGATTGCAGCAGGCGGCCCTTTTTGTTACTGTTGCCATTGTTTTCTCCTCTCAGCTCGTAGCTCTGGCTGCCATCTTCGCGGCGTAGTCCGCGAGGGTGAAGTCGCTGAACTCCGTCTCTCTGACGGTGTCCGCTGCCAGCAGTACGAGGTACTCGTTGTTGTAGTATTCGACCTCCGGCTCCCGTTCCCGGCAGAGGTCGAGCTTGCGGCGGGCGTAGGGTTCGCTGCGGTTCCAGACGTCGTCCGGGATCCAGCGGTCGAGGTACTCCTCGACGCGCTCACGCAGCTCCTCGCTCGTGATTGTGATCGGCGAGCTCTTGCTCATTGTCCTCACCTCCGGGCCATGCGGGCCGGGAGGGTTTGTTCCGGCCGCGTCATGGCTTTGTTGAAGCCCTGCGGCTCATATCTGACGCCGACGATCCTGCGGCCGCTGACGCCGTACTTCGGGTTGTAGCCGAACAGGTTGACGTAGGCAGCGAGGTCGTCACGCTCGTCGTCCATCGCCTTCAGCACCTCGAACAGGGCCAGCACGTCGTCGATCGCTCGGTGGCTGTTCTGCACCTTGTCCTCGAGCTCGTAGGCGAGGATCGCGTTGGCGAGCTTATGAGGGTAGGGCCGGCGGTCTTTGTAGACCGTCAGGCTGTCCAGCCAGTCGATCCGGCCGACCTTGGCGCCGCGCAGCAGGCCGCGCAGAAAGCAGGCGTCGAACTGTGCGTTGTGGGCGATCATCAGGACGGGGCCCGGCTGCATGAGCTTGGCGATCTGGCTGGCCGCCTTGGCTGGCTGCACGCCCTCGGTCTGGAGGAGGGTGTCGGTGATGCCGGTCAGGCTGACGATATTCTCCGGCAGCGTCTCGCCCTCGGGCAGCTTGATGAATGTGTCCATCTTGCCGGCGATCCTCAGCCCGCCGGAGGCTGTGCGCTCCACGCGCAGGGCCGCCAGCTCGATGATCTGATCCTTGTCGAAGTCGAGGCCACTGGTCTCGGTATCGAAGATCACGAGGGCCTTGTACTTGTTTAGGAGGGCAGTCAGGTTACTCATGGGCCGCCTCCTGTTCTCTGGTGGCTCGCAGCGTGCCGAGCATGAAGGAGGCTGCAGCTCTGAGCTGCTCCTCGGTGGAGAAGCTGCCGCCGAAGCTCTCGATCAGCTCCTTGACGATGTCGCCGGCCTGCTCTGCGGTCACGTCCTGCTCGTCGAAGGAGATCAGGAGATCGGAGTCCAGATAGCAAGCGGGGCGCAGGCCGTTGCGGCCGCGGTAGGCGTCGTACCTGCCCAGCGCGCCATCGGTGAGGACGTGGCGGGCGCTATGCTCGTACCCATTGGAGGCCGTGCTGACGGCCGTGGACAGCCACCACCAGTCATCTGCGTTGGGGATCACGTCGCGGTTGCGCCGGTACTGGTCGACCGTCAACAGGAAGATGGTGACGTTGCAGGTGCCGTAGTCCTTCAGACCGTCGTCGGTCGTCAGGTCGAGCTCACTCGTCAGGAAGGCGCTGGAGCAGCCGGCGGCGTCGATCAGGGTGTCGAGGAAGGGGCCGTTCAGGTAGCGCAGGCTGCTGGACTTGCTGAAGTCGTTGCAGTTGCCGTCGTCGAAGGCGCGATCCTCGACGATCTTCTCGGTCAGGCAGAGGGTGCCGGTGGCGTTATGTTCCAGCACGACCCAGCGCTGGCCGGCATAGTTGAAGGCGGTGCCGCGGGGCGCGGTCTTGAGTGCTTTTTTCATGGTTTTGCTCCTTTCGTTCTTGGCGGCCGGCCCTTGGGGCTGGCCTGTATATTCTTCAGCGGTTCGCCGGCGCGGATCCGGCTCTCACAGTGCGGGCAGATGTAGCCGGTGCGGGGGATCTTCTGGTAGATGCTGACGTTCCAGTCGAGCCCGCAGCCGACGCATTTGGCGGTCATGAGCTCCCACCTCCTTCCGCGGCCAGAGCAGCGAACACGGCCCGCCTGATGCGGTTGCGGTACTTTTTGCGGGTTCTGGCTTTCTTTGCGTGAGCTGCGAGGTGCAGCCACTTCGGCGGCACTCCGATGGCCTTGGCCGATACCTTCCAGAGCTTTTTGAGGGCAGAGAGCACGGCGTTGATGACCGGCTTCAGGGCCTCGGCCAGCTTGGCGGCGATTTCCCGCAGAGCGTCGGTCAGCTTCTCGAAGGCTTCGCGGGCCTGCTGCATCTTCTCACGATCGGCGAGCGTCATGCTGCCGTCGTAGATGTAGGGGCTCAGCTCGTCGTCGTCTCCGTCGGCCAGACGCTCGCAGAACGGGAGGCCGGCAGCTTCGGCAGCCTTGCGGCCCTCCTCGAGGGCGTCCCGGCCTTGCGTGACTTCGCAATAGTCCGCGAGGCGGTTGCGGCCGCCTTCGTAGTGCCAGCGGATCCCGGCGGCGATCTCGTCGATGGTCATGTCCTCACCGAAGTGGCCGCAGTAGTAGCCGTTGACGATGACGGCGTCCGGGTCTGCCTTCAGGATCCCGATGGCCTCGTTGAGGTCGTCAGTCTCCCACTCGCCGTTCCAGATGTCGCTCCAGATTGTCAGGGCGTTCCACGAGCGGCCGGTGCGATACACGATTGTCCAGCCGATGCCGTCGCGGATCTCTGCGGCGAAGTCTCGGGCGATGTCTCTCAGTGCTGCCATGCTGGCGCCTCCTCTCTGGTGATGTGCACGACGGTGACGAGGTCGTCGATCTCGTGCTTGGTGGTGTATGTGTCCCGCTCGTCGAGCCCGATGTGCCGCAGCAGCGTCTCGGGCCCGTCCAGCAGGAAGGCTGTGGCGGCCACGGCGTTCAGCCGGTAGACCGTGACCTCCACGGTGCAGCGGGCGCCGTCCTCGTCCAGCGTGGACGGGAACGAGGCCCGGCAGATGGGGCTCGCCTCGTATCTGAAGGCGGTCGCGCGGTTCTCGCCGGCGATGATGTCCTTCACGAACTCCTCAAAGGCTTTGCGGGGGATTGAGCTGCGGTACTTGTCCAGCGTGACGTCGGCGAGCTGCCGGATGGCTTTGGTGTTCATGTTCCGCACCTCCTCAGCAGGCGTCGCCGTGCGGGCCGACGACCGTGACGTGCTTGGTGTTACCGTCTTTGTCCTCGTAGATTTCCTCGACGCTGTTGTCGGCCCAGTTGATCGTCTCCTTGAGCCGCCAGCACCGAGCGTCGTCCGCAGCTTTGGCGGCTTCGCGTGCTTCTTGCTGGAGCTCCTTCAGGCGTCCGAACTCGCTTAGCGTCAGGCTTGCAAAGGGTTCGCTCAGCGCGTAGTCGCTGAGGTAGAAGCTGATAAAGCTATGGCTCCAGCCGGCGTTATGCCAGCCGCTCGTTGCTTTTTCGGCGAAGGCTATGAGCTCGGCGTCGTCCTCAATAGGGCCGCGCTTGCGGTGTTCAAAGATGAACTCGTCGCGGGAAAAGACGGGTTTCCCGTTTACATAGCCGTACACATTGGGGTTGTGTGTCATGGTGGTCTCCTTTCGTCTTGGCCCGGCCAGAGCCGGGGATCTTAGTGGTGTCGAGTCCCTGAAAAGCAGAAACACGACCGCCGGATCGCTTCAGAGAGCAGCGCGGAGGGGGTGCGCAGCTCGTCCATTTTCAGCGTCGGGATCGTGTGGTCGTTTTCATGTTGGGCTCTCCTTTCTTCGGCCCGGCGCTGCCGGGTGTTCTTGGCTACTGTGCGGCCGGTGCTCGTTTACCTCTGCGCTTGAAGCTCTCGCGCAGCCGCCTCTCGGCGAGCTCTGCGCTGTACCCTTCGCGCTGGTTGGCGTCCAGCGCGCCGGTCGCGCCTCGCTGGAGCTCCTTGTAGATCGTGGTGTGGTGGACGCTCAGGCGGGCCGCAATATCGACCGGCCGATCTCCGAGCAGATGCCACGCCTCGATCTTCTTCCTGTCCTCGAAGGTCAGGTAGCGGTACTTTCCCGTCAGTCTCACCTCCGTCCTATGGGGTTGTAGTAAAGAAAAAACGCACAGCCGACTCAGTTGAGTCTCTGTGCGTTTAATGATAATGGACAGCAGGCCATTTGTCAAGAGTAAATGCACAAAAAAGCAAAAATAATTTTCAGGAGGCCAGAATGAGGGCGATTTCTTCCCGGAAAAGCTGCTCGGAGCACAGATAACCGAACATTTTGCGGGGGTAGTTGTTCAGCCAGTCCTCGATCCGCTTGGC